AAAAGAACCGACAAGAGAAATTATTAAAGATAAAGCTCTTGAAAACAATGTATCTGACGGTTTTAATCTTTGTACTATACAATATATGCAGCGAGTAGCTGAATCTTTAGGTCTTGATTATATTCCTGGCGGTGTGTGCTTGAGAAACGCATGGCTCAAAGGAATGCTCTATCCGTTCCCTATTTATGAATTTGTTGAAAAATATAATAATGGCAATTATATGATTGAAGATATTTGGGGAAACATGCAAGATATTCGTCAATGCGAAATGATTGTTACAGAATCGTCTCTCAAATTATGGGGAGCATATGATAATATTGAACAGTATGTAAATGCATATAAGGAATGTGGATATGGATTTTCTGTAACAAAAATTTCACCACATATTCTTGAAGAACAGAGAGAATTAAATTATCAGTATCTTCAGTCGTATGAATTTACAGATGAAGATATTGAGGAGTTATGTGCGCCAACAATCAAATATTTAAAAGATGCAATGTGTGGAGACTACTCTTCTACCGTTAAGTTTCTTGGTATTAATGAAAATACTGATGTAAATTCATGGCAACGTGCTTTATATACAAGCGAATATATGTTGGGAGATCCATATATCATTGATTCTACACACAGATACATAAAAAAGAAAATGAATGATGCAAAGATTGGTAAGTTATTTGTAGAAGGCAATTACCAAATTGCAAGTGGCGATCCTTTTGCACTCATGCAGTCAATTTGTGGATTAGAAGTGACTGGATTATTAAAAGCCAATGAATGTTATTCAAAATTCTGGATTGATCGAAATGAGGATGAAATTGTTCTCTTTAGAAGTCCTATGACAAGTCATAACAATATAAGAATGTGTCGTGTTAATTCGTCTGATGAGTGCAAATATTGGTATCAATATATGAATACAATTATGATTATAAACGGTTGGGATTCATTTTGTATGGCTGAGAATGGGGAAGACTGGGACTCGGATCTGAACTTTTCTACTAATAATCCTGTTATGAAAAGACGCTATAGATACCTACCTGCTATTGAATGTGTTCAGCGAAATGCAGAAAAAATTGTTGTCACCGAAGCTGCCGTTAAAAAGACAAATAAAGCAGGTATGGGAAATCAAGTTGGAACAATCACTAATTATGTCACATCTATGATGGAAGTTCAATCTCATTTCGAGAAAGATTCACCTGAATATAAAGAATTAGAATATAGAATAGAATGTGGTCAGCTCTATCAGCAAAATGAGTTGGACAAAATTAAGGGAATCATTGCAAAACCAATGGAAAGCAGTTGGTACAATTTAGGTGCTTGCGGAGAGAATAAATATTTGCAATCGCTTTGCGCATACAGAAAACCCTACTTTATGATTTATGTTTACGATGAGACAAAAAGACAGTATAAGCAATACATTAAAGAAAGTAATGCTAAATGCTATGCTATCTATAAATGTTCTATTGAGGATTTACATAATAAAGATACCCTTACAAAAGAACAAGAAGATTTTCTTTTTTGGTATGAGAGAAAAATGCCAGTTGGTACAGGGAATTGTTCTATAAATCAGATTTGTAAATATGTTGAAAGTCAGTTAGATGGTTACAAATCTCAATTACATAAGGACTCTTCATTTGATTATAATACATTGAAGGTTAAAAGACGTTGTACTGAAGAACACAGACAAGCTCTGCGAGAACTTGAACAATATTATTGTGAATGCATTAAAGAATATAAAAAGAAACAGGGGAAAGAAAAAGGAATACAACTAAATAGAACTGATATCTTTGATAAACAGGATGAATTCGACAAATATTATCAACGTGCAAGTATGGTTGAAATGTTTAAGAAGAAAGCTGAAGAAATATGTCCAAATGATGATGAACGTATGAATATCATTCTTGATATGACTTATGGATATAAAGGTAATAGACAGTTTTGTTGGGATTGTATTGGAGAACTAATTATTAAACGTTTAGAAGAAATGGAGGAAAAAGTTGTATATACTGAATGAAAAAGAATATATTAGAGAGATATTAGCGTCTGGCAACAAACCAGACAATATCTCGAATGGATATCTAATAACATTGATTGCTAAGTACTATTTTGATAGAGGCAAAGATTCAAATATTCTAATTGATACAGTCAAAGCAAAGATGCTTGAATTCAATATTGAAGGATATCAGGAATATAGATATGCCAATAAAATCAAAAAAACATGTATTGATTTATATGATTCAGAATCAAAAAATCTCTTTAGGGAGCTTGAGTATGTTCCTATCTATGAAAAAGAATTAAAAGTCGTGGAGTCTCTTCTAAATGATCGCCAAAAGAAATTTATGTTTACATTATTTGCTATTGCAAGATATATGAATAGTGAAGGATGGATAAATAAAAAAGACTCAAAAGGTCTTTCAGAAGTATTTAAACTCGCCAACGTTACTCTCTCATCTGATAAAAAGAATGAATTGTTACATGAATTATATAGTAATGGTTATATTCATTTTGGGAAAAAAGTGAATAATCTTAATATCAAAATAGATTTAGGAGACACTGATGATGATATTGCTTATAAGGTAACTCAATTTGAGAATATTGGCAATCAGTACATAGGGAATTTTAAAAAAGGTTATAAGCAGTGTTCCAATCCTGGTTGTGGAAGAAAAATAAAAATAACAAAAACTGGTAGACCAAAGTTGTATTGTGAAAAATGTGCGAAAGAGATAAATAAAATTCAAACAAAAGATCGTATGAAAGAATTGAGAAACGCTTAAATGTTTGAAAAACTCAATCTCGTGAACCCTTGATTTATAAGGCTTTTTGGCACATTTTCACAAAAAAATCAATTTTCTTAAATGTAGATATAGTGAAATATTCACAAAAATACGATACAAAAACGATTGTCATGGAAGAAACAAACCGACAATCTTTGTATGTCTGCTCTGCTACTCTTTTGAGTGGCATTGCAGATTTAGAATGAAATCAGCTTTTCTTAATATCCTGCCCTATGTGGCATTACATAATATTAAAAGTTTATTTTATAAATTAACCTCTCTTTCTTATATCGGTGGTTGCATTATTTAAAAAATCGTGTAATCACTGATACTTTTCCCATATAGTTCAATGGTAGAGCAACGAACTGTTAATTCGTAAGTTACAGGTTCGAATCCTGTTGTGGGAGTTATCCTATTTTTATAGGACTGGTCGGTTTCGGATCGGAGGATGTTGAATCTTAAAATAAGCGTGGCGACACGTATAAAGTGGTTCTTATCGTATTATAAGGCTGCGACTGTATAATACAGTTTAACGGAAAACACATAAAATCTACGCCATATCTAAGGTCAGAGGTCAACTGATAATGACTATTTATGAGTTTATGTAATCAATTGCATTGCATGAGATTCTTAAACAAATTGATTTGGTGGGTGTCTCGAAATAGGCACTGTATTAACACAGAAATGTGGGGATGATTTGTGTACTATTGACGGGAATACCGCAAGTATAACTGTTGATAGGATTTTGATAATATCTCTTAAGTTGAAAAACAGGGATGGAATCAAAAAGCAAGGAGATCGCAATCCGAGCAGGATGGTGATGATTGGGCGGTACTCAAAAGGTACTGATGGTCAAATATACACCTCATCGTCCATTTGTAAGTACATACTTTTGGTGAATGAACAGAATTCCTTAATAATAAAAATATTATTTGATTTACTGATAGAAAAGAACAAGCAAAAGTGTGTATAACCGCAAAGAGACAAACAACTTATTCATCTGTAATATGGTGACATATAGCACTCGCAAGGTACTATATGAGAAAGTACAAGTACGTACAACTCTAATAGGCTGCAACCTATGAATCTCGCAAGGAAGAATGTGCAGAAAGAAAATCTATAATACTTTGTGGTAAGAGTTTGCCGATTATGTCAAAATCGGTGTTGTTGCTAACTACAAGTTAATCGCTTGTGTGATAAACTGTGTCCAACCACAGTAGATGTTAGTGTATTGAGTCAAATATCTCAGCTCATATTAAGTAAGGATCTCATACTTCGGTATGGGATTTTTTATTTTGGGAATTAGTTCAGCTTGGCTAGAACGCTTGATTTGGGATCAAGAGGTCGCAGGTTCAAATCCTACATTTCCAACTACTATCCTACTTTGTAGGAAATAAATCAAAGGATGTGAAAATTATTAAACAGATTTCTAAAAGTGAAATTGAAAAATTATTATCTGAAGGTGTAATCAGAAACACAAGACGAGGATATGTAGATCGTAGAGGCGAACACATAGGTTATTACAAGACTTGTAGTGGAAAGCGTTACATCGAAGATAAATTCGTCAAGTAGGTGCTGGCTATGAAAAATCGAATAGAATATAAAGATTTTTATATTGACAAGACTGAAAACGGCTATCGTATATGCAGAAAAGATGACACAGAAAAACATACTCATCTTTCAAATCTTAATCCATCGTATAAGCTTATAGACAATGTATTATCAAATAAAATTCCTACTCGTTGTGGGTGTTATTATTTGGAGTCACATATTCGTTTAAGTTACGATGAAAATTATATTAGCAAGATTCGTGAGTATATTGAAGTAAAACAGAATAAAACGAAACAAATGTATTTTAATCCTGGCAGAAAGCGTTCTGGTGGGAATTTTTAATTTTATGGAGGATTTAAAGGATTATGGCAAATTTTGTTTTTAAAGAGACTAAGCAGACTTCTATGAAGATTGCAGGTATCATTGACACAGATAATATGACCATTGATGTAGATGGCGAAGAAAAGAAGCTTGCTACTCTTCTATCAGTATTTAACGGTGGCAGTGTTGAAATAAATGTGAAGGTAAAAGAGGAAAGCGAACTCGATGAACCTACTGAATCTAATGAAGAATAGAGAGTAGGTGGACTATATTTATAATTTCGAAGAAGAATTAAAAAAATATGGGCTAACCCCATCAACTTATGAACAGGTTTTACAAGAAATTTCGAATAAAATGTCTGGTATTTCAGATATAGATTGGAAAGAAATTGTAGATAAATATGATATAAAATGTCATTATGATAGCGTTAGAAAGGCTAGTCAGACCATATTTGGCAATTATTTTGTTAGAGAATATTTAAAAGCTAAAAACATAACAGAAAAAAGTAGTACTCTTGATGATGCTAAAGAAGTACTAGGTGAACAATATATTGTTAAACAGCAAATACATAATGATAGATTGAAACTTAATAAACTTAAACGAGATTTAGTTCCTTGCATTACTGTTGCTGATGAATTAAAACAATATATGAAAGATAATAATTTCTCAATGGAAATTCCTACATATATGTACTCTTCTGTTGAAGAAGAATCTGATTACACTATGATATGTCATATTACTGATTGGCATATTGGCTATATAATTAACAATTGTAATGGTAATAATTTTAATTGGGAAATTGCTAATGAAAGAATAGATAAATATATTTCTGAATGTAAGAAGTATATTGAATTATATAATATCCGTCAGGTTCTGGTTATATCAACAGGTGATATGATCGAGAATTCATATATGAGAGAAACACAAGCACATAATTGTGAATTTTTACAATCTATGCAGATACATAAGGCTACTAAACTAATATATAGATTATTAGTCGCTTTAGCTGAAGATTGCAATGTTGTATTTGGTGGTATTGCTGGAAATCATGATCGTATGTCAGGTGACAAGAAAAAGAATTATGAGGGCGACAACGCAAATGTGCTTATTACTGAACATATTAAAGATTTGGTTGATGTAAGTGGCTGTGAACGCATTTCTATATTAGATACAAATTATAATGATTCTGAGATAAATATTACTGTTTGTGGTTTATCTTGTAAATTTATTCATGGTGATAAATATAAAAATGATAGATATAATCTTGCAAAAATTATTTCTAGTGATAATCAGTTCTATGATTTAATCTTTAGTGGACATCTCCACAATTTTTCCATTCAGTCAGAAAATCATGGTAGATATGCTATATCTACAGGCTGCTTAAGCGGATTCAATGATTTTTCCAAAAATTTTTATTGCAGTAGTGTAGCATCTCAAACAATAGCAATTTTAAAAGATAACGAAGTTGAAATGATAAAAGATATTCAGCTTAGTTAATTATATTTTGTTCTTATGAGGATAGTTTTATACTATCCTCTTTTATTTTTATTTATTTTGTATAGGAGGAATATAAAATGGCTACATATAATGTACATGCAGGTCACTGTCCACAGGATCAGGGTGCTTATGGTGCAGTTGGTATTTTACAGGAGTCTGTTGAAGACAGAATCGTCAAGAATGCTGTAATTGCAAAGTTAGAAGCACTTGGACATACAGTTTATGATTGTACGTGTGATGAAAACACGTCACAGAATGGTTGTTTAGCAGCGATTGTTGCTAAATGTAATTCACATAATGTTGATTTAGATATATCTATACATCTTAACTCTGGTAGAGATGATTACGAAGGCGATGATTCTACTGGTGGTACAGAAGTTTACGGATATGACACTGGAACAGAAGAAATTGGTTCGAAGATTTGTGAGGCAATTTCAGAAAAACTTAATATTAGGAACAGAGGATTTAAAACCAATTCAGGACTTTATGTTCTTAGAAACACAAAAGCCCCTGCTATCTTAATTGAATGTTGCTTCGTGGATGATAGAGACGATGCTAACAGATGGGATGCTGAAGCCTGTGCGAATGCTATAGTCGAAGCCTTAACAGGCGAAGTAGTATCAGAAGATTCAAGTGAAGATTGTTCTGACAATGATAGTTCGGATAATAATGAAACTACAGGTGGTAGAACTAATGATTTAGGTCATGTTGATGTTTATTATAGGGCTAAGTCAAATAATCGTTGGTGGGATGAAGTTCATGATAGAGATGATTGGGCTGGTGCTAGTGATGATCAGGCAATTACAGGTATTGCCATTGGTGTTAGTGAAGGTTATGTAAGATATCAGGTTCACTTACTTAACGGCGATTGGCTTCCAGAAGTTGATGGCTATGACATTAATGATGACGAAAATGGTTACGCAGGTAACGGTAGAACACCTATTGACGCATTAAAAGCAGTATTCTATACACCTGATGGTTATGAATACAAGTGTCTATATATACAGGTATCGCCACAGGGTATGGACGAATATTACCCTGTTCAGATAGATGATCAAACTGTAAATGGACAGGACGGATATGCTGGTTGTTTTGGTAGATATATTGATAAGGTTCAGCTTTGGGTTGAATAAGATTTTTTTGAGGGAGTAGATCGTATTGACTACTACCCTCTTTTATTAAATCAGCATTTATTATATTAAAAGTGCAAAAACATTATAGATTAAAAGGAGATTTTTTTTTATGAATAAGACAGAATTAGTTGCAAAGACACAGGAAAATATTGATATAAATGTATCAAAGAAGGATTTAACTACTATTGTTGATGGTGTAATAAAATCAATAACTGATGAACTTATAGCAGGTGGCAAGGTTCAGTTAGTTGGTTTTGGTACATTTGAAGTAGTTGAAAGAGCTGCTAGAGAAGGTAGAAACCCACTTACAGGTGAGTCACTTCACATAGAAGCTTCAAAAGCACCTAAGTTTAAAGCAGGTAAGGCACTTAAAGATGCCGTAAAGAACGCTTAATTTGAAAGGTTGTGATTATTATAAAAACATTACATTTTGAAGACTATGAAGATTTTGCTTGTGTTGTTTCAAATACATACGACAGAATAAAATCTGATGACAAATACAACTCAATAGACGTTGTTGCTAAATATGAAGATGCAAAAGAGATTATTCGTGAACTTATTGGAATTGGATACGGTATTGCATTTATTGATAAGTTTGGTAATCCAGAATGGGATGGGTATGACGATGCTTTCGTTATTAGCTTATTAGATGATGAAATCTGGTGCGAACCAGTTAAGAGAGATAATGGATACATCTTTATTGAAGCCGATGTTGTATACATCTTTGATGATTGTAATTCCAAGATTATTCCAAAGATTGAAGCTGATGAGGTATATGAAGTAGGAATTGGCAATGAATATGATGATTGCGATGGTGATTGTGAAAACTGTCCTGCGCATGATGAAACTTATTTACATACTTCTGAAGACGAAGATGGAAATACTCACGGATTTACTGCTAGTAGATCAGATGGCGACTCTTATATGAGTTATTCTTACTACTCTAGCAATGAGTTAAGTCATGAAGATATTCAGAAGATGTTAAAGGCTTTTGGATTTTAGATTATTTGGAGTGTGTGGCGTATGTTGCACGCTCTTTTTGTATGGGTAGGTCGTATAGCGGCAATTACACCTGACTGTAAATCAGGCGCTTCGGCTTCGTTGGTTCGAGTCCAACCCTACCCACTAATTTAATGTTTTCTGTGAATGGAAACAGAGAATAAATATATGTTCTCATGATTAGTGGCATAGCTGATTATGGGATTTATGATGAATATATAAAAATGCGACAAGAAGCGGTTAGTTAATGATACTACTGCTTCTTTTTGTTTGAAAGGAAGTGAGATTTTATGGGTAGAAAAATACAACACAATAATATTGTTACCGATGAGTTATTGACTCAGTGTAATAAAGAAAATATAGAATTAGGAAATGACTTTTTGGATTATCTTCGTTCAGTGGATAGATCTCCGAATACAATTAATGCGTATAGGCGTGACCTTTTTATTTTTTGGGTTTATCTACTTAAGCATTGTGACAACAAATTCTTTATTGATTTATCTAAGAGGGATATTGCTCGTTATCAGAGTTTTTGCCTTACTGAATATAAATGGTCGCCAGCTAGAATGCGTAGAGTAAAATCTACTCTCTCATCGCTTTCAAATTATGTAGAAGCTATATTGGATGATGAGTATGAAAATTTTAAACCAATTATACGCAAAATTGAAAATCCTGCAAATGAGAAAGTATTTACTAAAACTGTATTATCTGATGAGCAAGTACAGGGAATGCTTGATTATTGGGTTGAAAAAGGCAAGTATGACAAGGCTTGTATTTTAGCATTAGCTGCATTTAGCGGTAGACGTAAGAGTGAATTACCACGATTCAAAGTGTCTTATTTTGATGACGAAAATATTATATATGGTTCTTTATATAAGACACCTGAAAAAATCCAAACAAAAGGAAGAGGATCTCGTGGAAAAATGTTAGTGGTGTATACACTTGCAAAACCGTTTAAGCCATATTTTGATTTGTGGATGAATTATAGAAAAGAACACGGAATTGAATCAGAATGGTTATTCCAAAGAAAGTAAATGGAGAATATATAGATGAACCTATGGATTCAAGCACTCTTGACAGTTGGGCTGATACATTCACCAAACATTTAGGAGAAGACTTTTATTTCCACAGTCTTCGTCACTTCTTTACAACTTCTTGTTCTCGAAGTGGTCTTCCTGATGATGTAATTCAAATGCTAGTAGGTTGGAGTTCCCTTGATATGGTTTCAGTGTACAAGGACATTGATGCAGATGAGCAATTCGCAAAATATTTTGCAGATGGAGAAATTAAACAAGTAGAACAAAAATCACTCTCTGATTTGTAGACAATCCCGATGAAGCTTTCATCTAACCCTTGACAAATTCAAAAATATGCATTCTTAAAACAAAAGAATAAATAAATACAACAACTTATCTATAGGTAGAAAATGGTTCTCTACACACTCTTCGGAGTATCTGAGATGATGGATACACCGCCCATCATAGATAAGTTAAATAAGCTGCTCACATCCAAAAGAAGTGAGGGCGGTCTATCAATCCGTTGATAGATTTTTACAAGTGAGCTGTCACTGACCGATATGTGACATAAATATAAAGGTCGGTTTGCGAAATTATTGACCTTTGGAATGGTCTAAAACTTCCCACTGCTACTGCTCATTGGCGGTGTTATGGAAAGGTCTTGCCTTAATAGACGATTAACATATTTTGGCATTTACTATTCATATAGCATTGTAAGTCTTAAAACGGTCAATATCAACCATAGAAGTGATCGTGCTTCTCTGCGTTAATGAGAACCATTAAATTCAAGTTTGTACTACAGTGTCTTTCGAGCTTGTGGTCTAAATATTAAAAACCAATGTCTATTAGGCTTTTATATGAAATGGAATTATCGCTAGTTTCTTTTCTGAATTTTTGAGATAGATAATAGCGAATGACTACTGGGCGGTCTGACATCTGGAAAGACAGATAAATATGGAGTGTCACTATATAAGCGCAATATATTTTGGGTGACACAGGTAGTAATCTCCTTCTCGTGTGTTGGTTAGCGAGTAAATCTGATTAAAGTGATTTTGAAAAGCATGGATACCTAGTGTGTCTAATTTATAAACTGGATGTGTACAGTCCAATATCAGCTAGTTAGTGCTTTATGCTGATTATCATAGCGGAATGACGAGCAATGGAAGCTCACTTGGCTCATAACCAAGAGAATGCAGGTTCGAGTCCTGTTTCCGCAACTCAACGATTAAAAGGAAAACGAAAAAAAGAAAGGAGCGTATATAATGGCAAGTAGATTGATTATTGAGCAAGAGCCATTAAAAGTTGGACAGGTTCGTAAAGTTACATCCAACAATGGTGAAAAAATAGATTCTATTACTTTACTCTTAAACAACAACGTGGAAATTTTGTTCGTGCCACGGAATGACGGAACATTAGATTTTTCAGTAAGTGATCCACAATTTGATACGTCAAATTTAGATTGCTCTATTGATAAAGAAGTATTGCGTGATTTATTTATGGCTATTAGAGACGGATATAAACAAGTAATTGCAAATGAAACTGAAAGTGAGGGAACAAATTCATGAAATTAAATATTAGTAAAACTATTGATGAAAATATTATTGGTGTAGATATTTCTGTCGCAGAATTAGGTACATCTGATACTGATGCTGCTACTGAAAAAGATATGTTACATAATTTTGTCAGAACAATCGAATATTCTAAGATATCCTTTAAATCTAATATGAAAGCTGACTCTAATGGAGATCCAGTTACAACTGATAGTGAAGTTGATGATTCAACTATTATCTCTGTTGAATTAAAAGATATTATCAACCAGTCATTTGTTGTGGATGAAAACCTTCACATTACATTCTCTATAGATGTTACAAAGATTCCAGAATCAGAAGTCAAAGCACCTTTTGATAGTGTTGAGAAACTTGGTAAGGCAAAAGTTGAACTTTTCGCTACTAAGATTCAGGAAGAAATCGGTAAGAAGCTTGCTGAGATTCGTGCCTTGAACACTAAGTTTGAAGGTAAAACAGAAGTTATTCTGTAAAAAATAATGGGTGGTACTCTTCCACCCTAAATATGCTCGGTTAGTCAAGTGGTCAAAGACCTCCGACTTTCTATCGGATAACATGGGTTCGAATCCCATACCGAGTATTATTATGCGGTAAACCTGACGCCAAAACCTATTTTTTGGATGCATACGAAACTTAGGCGTGTAAGCTCAACACTTACTACCGCTCTATGTCTATTGCGGTTTTCGAACAGGTACTGTTGCAACAATAGGATATGTTATATACAGCTTAAATGAAAGTTCGGAGTTTGAGAACTCAATGAGAAAGACAATAAATTTTCAATAAATAGCTGATACTTAAATGGACAGCGAGGCTATATGGTATTTATATAGTAACAGAGAGTTGCTTCATGAGGCGACTCTCTTTATCTGTAGTATTGGCAGAGTTGGTATTGCACCTGATTGCTGATCAGAGGTCATCGTTTATTCGGTGCATAGGTTCAAGTCCTATATACTATGCTCATGCCGTGTGTCCGATTGGTCGAGGGTGCTGTCTTGAAAACAGTCTGGATGTAAAAGTCTTTGGGGTTCGAATCCCTAACACGGCGTATGCACCTATCTTTTGGCAAGAATGAAGTCTCCAAAACTTCTAACCTGTGTTCGATGCGCAGTGGGTGTGCTAAGTGAAGTGAATTGCACTTTCATTGAAAATTTAATATTGGAAAGTTTGAGAAGTCATTTCGTATGAAATGGCTTCTTTTTTTATATTGAAATAAAAGGAGGTGGTCGTTAGTTTGGCTACGACAAAAGAGACACAGCCTACAAAATTAACGGCTGCACAATTAAAGAAGAAAGTTGAAACACAGGAAGAGAAAATCAAGTCACTTAAAGAGGGTGCTTGGTGTTACATGTGTGATACTCATAAAGCTAAAGATAAATTTTATGTAAGTACAGATCCTATGAGTAAAAGTGGTCTTACTCCAATTTGTAAAGACTGTGCAAAAAAGATAGCCCTTAAAATTGGGAAGGACAAGGTTGAACATGAGCCTGATAAGAACTCTGTAATCGAAACAATGAGGTATCTTAATAAGCCTTTTTTGTCAAAATTATGGGATGCTAGTATTCAAGAATCGGAAAATTTAGCTTTAGGCAAAGTTCGTTCTAATGGTTATTATTCATATATAAAGAATGTTGCTATGGGACAATATAACACTCTAACATTTAAAGATTCAGATGTTTTTGATAATAATACAGTCGAGGAGGAAACTTCAAAAGAACAAACAACCGAGGAAGAACTTATTGAATCACATGCAGGGTTGGATACATATGATAGTTTTTTAAAAAACAAAAATGATGTAATTCGATTACTAAGTTATGATCCTTTTGAAAAAGAAGATATAGCCGACCAACCATTCTTATATTCACAGCTATTAGGATTATTAGATTCTAGTGAAGACGCTAATGAAGATATGATGCGTACTTCTTCTGCTATTTCTATTGTTCGTGGATTTTTACAACAGTCTAAAATTGATGACACTATATCAAAGTTGATGTGTGACATTTCTAATATTGAACGAAATTCTGCAACAATTAAATCTTTGCAAGAAAGTAAAGGTAAGATTACTTCTGTTATTACAAGTCTTGCACAAGATAGTTGTATTTCATTAAAACATAATAAAAATGCTAAAAAAGGTGAAAATACATGGACTGGAAAAATCAAGAAAATTAAGAGCCTTAATCTGCGAAGTGGTGAGGTCAATGGTTTTGATATTGATACATGTAGAGGTATGCAACAGGTTCAGGAAATCAGTGATGCTTCCATTATGAAACAATTGGCACTTGATGAATCTGAGTGGTCAGATATGGTTTCTGAAATGCGTGTCGTTAACACT